TTCGTGCTTCAGGCTGCTGACGAGCGAGTGATGGCACCCCGCTCGCGGTTGATGATCCACGACGGACACGGGTTCGCGTTCGGCAACGCGGGCGACATGCGTGCCATGGCCGACATCCTCGATGATCTATCCGACAATATCGCGGAGATCTATGCCGATCGATCCGGCGCGGGCAACCGTAAGACGTGGCGAGCGGCGATGCTCGGGTCGGGCAAGTCGGACGACGGTACGTGGTACGACGCTCAGGCTGCCGTGGACGCCGGCCTGGCCGACCGGGTGGCGGAGGGTGGCCGGGGGGTCGGCCGGCGCGACGGCGAGAGCGAGGACAGCATGTCGGTCAGATGGAATCGACGCGAGTTGGCCAACACGCAATGGTCCGAGGTCACCGTGCCGCGCGAGGCGGTCGAGGACGAACCGGATCGTCACCTCGAAGCAGCTATGAGTTCGTGGGATCCGAAGGCCTTCCTCTTGCTCACCACAGAAGCGGCACAAGAGCCGAAACCACCCCTCGATCTGTCCGGCCTCACCGGACTGCACAACATCATTCCCAACAACAACGGAAGGGCAGGCACGTGAACGTGTTCCTGAACCGCGAAGCACGGCGCCTGCTGGCGCGGCGTGGTCGCAAGGTGGCCGACCTCGGCCGCGCGTACAACCGTATGGCGCCTCCGGCCAACCGGCCTGGCTGGCAGCGGGCCGGCGACGGCAACGGCCAGAGCGGGCAGAACGGCGACGGCGGGAACCAGGACGGCGACGGCGGCCAGCGTCGCGGCGCGCCGAACAACCGCCGTACCGCCCCCGCACTGCCGCAGACCACGGCGGACTGGGAGCAGTACCTCAACGAGTTGGACTCGCCGGAGAAATTCGCGGAGGAGTACAACAACAAGGGCGAGGACGGCTTCAAGGCCAAGCTCACGTCGTACATCAACTCCGTCAACAATGAGCGTCTCGACCTGCTCGCTCAGGTGCGCGAGCAGACCGAAGCGCAGCTTACCGAATGGCTGCAGAAGAACCAGAAGGACATGATCAAGTCGACGAACCGGCTCGACTTGAACATCGCCGAACAGGCCGGCGCGCGACCCTCCCCGGTGCTGGACAACCCGCGCGCCCTCGGCGCCCCGCTGAACGGCGTGTGGCCGGACTTCTACGCGTTCCTTCAGGACATCTACGCGGCCAAGTCGGGCCGCGTGTCCGGCGAGGCCGCCGAGCGGTGGAAGACGTACAACACCTATTCGGAGAAGGTGCCGTCTGAGGGCGGTTTCCTCGTGCCGGAGGAGTTCCGTTCGACGCTGCTGCGCCTGGCGATGGAAAGCGCTGTGGTTCGGCCGCGCGCGACCATCATCCCGATGGGCTCGCCCCGGGTGAACATCCCGTGCATCGACGAGACCTCGCGGGTGTCGTCGGTCTTCGGTGGTGTCGTGGTGTACCGCACGGAGGAAGGCGCTGAACTCACCGAGTCCAGCGCCACGTTCGCATCGATCAAGCTCGATGTGACGAAGCAGACCGCGCTGTCTCACGTGCCCAACGAGTTGATCCGGGACTGGGGCGCGTTCGGCGCGTTCATGGACGCGACGCTGCCGGCGGCCATGAGCTTCCAAGAGGACATCGACTACATCTCGGGCAACGGCGTCGGCGGTCCGCTCGGCGGTCTCAACGCGGCCAACACCGCGCTGATCGCGGTGTCCGGCGAGACCGGTCAGACGGCTTCCACCATCGTGTGGGAGAACGTCATCAAGATGTACGCGCGCATGCTGCCCTCCTCGCTGGGTACGGCAGTGTGGATCGCCAGCCCGGACACGTTCGCCGAACTGGCGACCATGGCGCTGTCCGTCGGTACGGGCGGTAGCGCGGTGTGGCTGACCGACGGTCGCGGCGCACCGGTCCTGACGCTGCTCGGCCGCCCGGTCATCATGAGCGAGAAGGCGCCCGCCGCCCTCGGCACGCAGGGTGACTTGTCCTTTGTGGACTGGGGGATGTACCTCGTTGGCGACTACCAGATGATGACCATCGATTCCTCGCCGCACGTCAAGTTCACCTCCGACAAGACCACGTTCCGGGCGATCGCGCGCAACGACGGCCAGCCGTGGCTGAAGAGTCCTCTCACGCCGCACAACAACAGCGCCACCCTTAGCCCGTTCATCACGCTGGCCACGCGCTAGCCCTGATCGTACCTGGCCCGTCCTCGTGACCGTCGTGAGCGGTCGAGGGTAAGCAGCGGGGGCTACACGGGTTCGACTCCCGACAGGTACACGCTCTAGCCCGTACCCTCCACTGTGGAGGGAGTAGGGCCAACCACGCCGGCAATGAACCCCCGGCGGGAGAGGTAAGCACATGTTCCAGGAAGCGCTTGGGCGCCTGTTCAACATCGGGACGGCCGTCGCCCCGGTGGACATCAACACGAGCGACGCGGCCACCGGCGCGCGGATCTCGATGGTCGGGCACTCCGGCATCGCCATCGTGCTCTACACCCTCGTGGGTGGTGCCGATGACATCACCGTCGATGTCCAGCAGGCGACCGCCTACACCGGCGGCACGAGCAACGACCTCGACTCGACCAACGGTGCGACCGGTATCGACCACTACTACATCAAGGCGGAGACCGCCCTCGACAACGATGAGGCATGGGTCAAGGTCAGCCAGACCGCAGCGTCCGAGGTCGTCATCGTCGGTGCGACGTACGGCACGCAACAGAAGCTGGTTGTGATCCAGGTGGGCGCGGATCAACTGGCCGACGGATACACGCACCTCAGCGCCAACATCGCGTGCACCACGAGCACGAGTCAGTTGCTGGCCATGCTCTACATCCCGTATGACCTCAAGGCTCAGCGGAAGCCGGAGAACCTGCCGAACCTGCTGCGCCCCGGCGCGGCGAACGTCTAGGAGGATTAGCTATGTCTGTTCTCCTCGACCCGAACGCGTTCCGCAAATCGGTCTACGGGCTCGGGCCGGTCAGTAAGTCGACTGGCACGCTGGCGGCTACCACCGTCGCGCTCTTCACCATCGCCGGTGGCGAAGTGATGGTCACGGCCATGTGGGGCAAGGTCACCACGGCGATCACCGTCGCCAACTCATACAAGTTGCAGTTCAACCCAACCACGGGCGACACCGGCGACATGTGCGCGGCCACCGACATCGGCACCAACGACTCGGCAGCGGGCTCGCTGCTGACGTTCGCGTTGGCCACGACGACGGCCCCGGCCAAGCTGATCGCGGGCTCGGCCAGCGGCGGCGGATACGCCCAGCCGCTGAACACCGTGTTGTCGATCGGCCAGATCGAGCACGTGAGTGCTGGTACCGATGGCGTGATCACGTGGTACGTGATGTGGGTGCCGCTGACCGACGGCGCTACCCTCGTCGCCGCGTAGCACGATTACGGCGAGTAACGAACTGTCCTTTGTGGACAATTCGCTGACCAGGGAAAACACCGCAAGGAAATGGTTAAGACTGGCTACACGGAGTAAGATGGAAGCGGAGGAAGGCACATGCCCAAGATCACTGCCGGTGGCGGAGCGACCAACGTGCGCGCGGAGCTTGATCCGGCTGTGCCGACCTCCGCCCCCGCGTCCGGTGTCGACGACGGCCCGACGGTCGAGCTCACCCGCGACGAACACCCCCACGCGCCGGCCAAGCGGCCGGGCGAACACACCGCGTTCTTCGTCGGCGAGCAGGGCGCTGAGCGCGAGCCTGAGCGCGTCGAGCACGAGGCGGGCAGTGAGGACCACCCCGAGGCTCCGGACGGGGAGCAGAGGAACGCTGAGGCGTCTGGCGACGCGGAAGACTCAGCGGCCCCCCGTCCGGCCAAGCGCGGCGGTCGCCGGTCGTCATGAGCTGGGAGCAGCTATTGTCGATCATGGACGAGAATCGGCAGCTCGACGAGGACTGGCGTTCTACGCCGCCGGTCGCCTGCCCGAATGACGGCACCGTGCTCCAACAGGGCGGTGACGTGCTCAATTGCCCGATGGGTGATTACCAATATCCGCGTGACGGTCATCCGGCCGATCGTCGCGCCGGCCCGTAGCCGCCGGCCGTTGACTCTCCCCACCCGGGGGTCGGCGGCTACGGGTCACCAAACAACCGCATAAACCCCGTGGGAAGCATCGGGAGGATCGGCGATGGCCATGCGGCCGTGGTACGTCACGCGCGAGCGTGTCAAGCGTGTCTTGGACATCGCCGAGACCGCCCGACGTAATGATCAGGTAGATGACGCGTGCGAGCAGGCTACGTCGAACGTCGAAGGCCTGC